AGCTGCACCTACACCAGCCGATCCACCCAGAATAAATAGGAAGATACCGAATCCACGCCAAGCAAGGATTGCAAGAACATCGGTTACAGCTTTGACTCTGGTAGTGATTTTTGTTTTCATGATTTCCTTTATACGAAACTTAGTGGGTTTAGTAAATCTTTGTAGGCTGCAAGATGCACGTCAGGGTTACTCCAAGACTTGTTTGCTTTGCCGATTGTTTGATGTAAGTGAGCACCTGTTGAAGCACTGCCTGACTTGTATTTACCCCCACCAACTTTGCCAATAATGGTTTCCCCTGCAACAACTTTGTCACCCTTGACTAGATCTGACTTCTTTGCCAGGTGAGCATCCTGAATAAACACGTTATGCACTTTACCCTTATTGTCTGTTAGGACTGCAGAATAAGTAACATACCAGCCCAAAACATCAGACCACTCTGAAGCAAACACTGTGCCGGAAGCACTTGCTTTGATTGTTGCAAGTTCTTTCGCAGACCAGTCTTGTCCACGATGTGGCCTGCCATTACGGTATGGGGCTAGATTGCCGAACTCATCGTTACGAAGTTTCGGGCTAAAAGGTTCAACATACTTAGACATAGCCTAAGTTTATCAAAACAGTTGTTACGCTAAATCAGCTAACTCTGCTTCATGCACTGCAATAGCAGACTGAATAACAGCGATGTTCGCTTGTGCCTGATCTATAACTTCTTGATTACCCAATGCTTCGGCAGATTTTAGGTTTAGTTCGTTTTGGTAGCCTTCAAGGTTTAGAGCAGTAATACGCTCAGACAAAAGCTGTGCCTTGAGCTCAGGTGAAACGTTGAATGTCATGTCTTATCTTTCTTATGTTTGTGGAATGTTATCAAGGATAGTGGTTTCAGCACCAGAAGCACCTGCACGAACAACAAGTTTTAGCGTTCCAGCGTTAGTGCCATCACGCAAAAATAGTCTGGCTACGTTTGCGCCAGGGTTACCAGCAGCAGCAGTCATACGGGTTAGTTGCAGTGTTCCGCCAGAGTTGGCTTCAAGTAGTCGAACGTAATTGTTTGATGTGTTGATTGCGCTTGAAACCCATTGGCCGTCTGACAGCACTCTTGCTAATGCTGTGCCACCATCATTTTGCCATTCCTGAATACTGGCCGATTGACTTGCAGCACCACGAATAACAGCACCGATTTGTGTTGATGCAGCAGCAGCAACATTTAGAGCAGCCGAAAACTCTGTTGAAGTTCTAACTTTTAGATTTCCTGTATTACCAAAACCACCAAGAACAGTAGCAGCCGAGTTCTGTAGTTGTAACAGATCGACCGATTGACTTGCAGCACCACGAACAGCGAAGCCTGGAGTGCTGGCAGAAGTAGGTTGAACAGCCATCTGAACACCAATAGAACCAGTCAAAGCACCAGCCAAAATAGTTGGGAAGATTCCACGCCCTGCACTGTCCACACGAACTAAATCTGTGCCAGAGCTATTCTGTATTTTAACTAAATCGGCCGTTTGAGTTGCAAAAGCACGAACAGTCAACCCAACGTTATCGCCAGATAGTTGCACGTTTACACGCCCATTAGCACCACTCAAGAATGAGCCAGAGTTACCACCAAATAGGATTGTGCCTGCAGAGTTTACTGCCACATAATTTGTTGCTGCACTATCTCTAATTTCAAATAGGTTGGCTGTCTGCCCTGCAATGGCGTTGACACGAATAGGCACTGTACCTGTTGCATTGTTGTTGATTACATGCCCACCAACAGTAAAAGTATTTGCTGTGTTTAGTTTGGCTGTGTTCGCTAGATCGCTTACTAGGTTGACTATTTGTGATTGTGTGATTGCTGAACCTGACACGCTCACAGCTGTTGAAGCGTTAGTGGCAAAGACTGCTGTACCTGAGTTTGTTGCAAAAGTTGCTGTGCCAGAAGTTGTTGCAAAAGTTGCTGTTCCAGAAGTGTTAGCGAATACTGCAGTACCTGAAGTGTCTGAATGAGTTGCTGTACCTGCATTTGTCGCATAAGTTGCAGTTCCAGATGTTGTCGCAAACACTGCTGTACCCGATTGTTGAGCAGTTGAAGCACTAGTTACTGTCCCTGAAGTAAAGTCGCTTACTTGTGACTTAGTGATGCTTCCCGAAATTGTTGTTACAGTTCCTGAAGTAAAGTCACTGACCTGAGATTTAGTGATGTCACCTGAAATGCTTACAGCAGTTCCCGAAGTTGTAGAGTAAACAGCAGTTCCTGCGTTGACAGCATAAACAGCAGTACCAGATTGTTGAGCAGTGCTTGCAGACGCTACAGTGCCCGAAGTGAAGTCACTTACCTGAGATTTTGTGATTGTGCCTGAAATAGTTGTTGAAGTCCCTGCAGTTGTGGCAAACACAGCTGTAGAAGCATTAGTTGCAAAGACTGCTGTCCCTGCTTGTTGTGCTGTGCCTGCACTAGTGACCGTACCCGAAGTGAAGTCAGAAACCTGACTTTTAGTGATACTAAGCAACGCCTGATTGATACCCACAATCGCTGAACCTGCAGATCCAACATTTGTTATAGGCGAAACTACAGAAACGACACCTGAAAGGCCTGGAGTACCCTGAACACCCACATTGTTTAGTTCAATCTCAACAACATTTTCTGTAACAGTTACAGTCGTTGTTTCAGTAGTAGTTGTTATGTTTGTGTTACTCATCTAGTCACATTTCCTACAACATTGAAAGAACCCTGCAAAAGTCTTGTAACCTGACCATCGCCAGCCTGAAGTTCCAGATCATAAGCAAAACTGCCTGCACTTACTGCAGCTGATTGAGCGTTTGTTATAGTCAAATCTATTGTGCCTGCAGTGCCACCCAAAACAATACCTGAACCACCTGTTGACAAAGATAGAAGTGTGGCTGTTGAGTCTGCGGCTTCACGAACCTGCATGCGAGCAGTGTAGTTAGTCCAGTTCAACGCTGTACCGCCCTGAGTTACAGCAAATTGTTGGTCAAAGTCTGCACCTTGAAAACAAGTGATGTCAAACGTGCCTGGAGTAATCATTTAGAACCCTAAACCTTTCGTGATAATCAAAACTATTGCTGAAGTGATAACAGCTGTAATCAAAGCTGGAATCCAAGCGTTACGGTTTATCTGCTTCTCTAACTCACGTATTCTTGCTTCATGATCACGAGATGACTCAAGAATCTGAATACTGTTTGCCTTCAGAATCTCAATATCTCTGACTATCTGCAACAAGAGAGTCTGATTAGTAGGTTTAGTAGGCTCACTCATCTGCAGTTAGCTCCTGCGAACAGAAACAACAGATAACAGGAATACCGTCAGGATGTGGCGTGTGCTTCTCATCACCCATAGGGCAACCTTCAGTTTTACAAGTAATAATTGTCATTAGCCTGCAGCCGTTCCACTAGTCATTTGAACAGCAAACCCTGTAACAATCGCTGAAGCAGCACTTGAACCGTTGCCGTTATTACGCAGGCCTATAGTTGCTGTACCCGAAGTTATCGCAGACACATAAGCAGTCAAATACTGGTCGTTACTTGAAACAGTTACAAGCGGTGCAACACTGAAACGAGATGTCGGAAACGCTACAGCAACAGTCACAGACACGTTAGGGGCAATAGCTGTAGCCTGTGTAAAAGTAAACGCTGAAGTTGAATACGGCAAATTACTGAAGTTACCATTTAGATCACTAGCAGTAAGCACTTCGCCAATAGTAAACACTTTAGTTGCAGCCATAATTATTCTCCTAAACCCTTATTTTACTATGCCAAAATACCTGTGTCCAAGACACCAAGATAAGGCGAGTCAAGTCTAAAAGATAAGTTATCTAACGAAGCAAGATTTAGGGTTACAGCATCACGCTCAACATCAACGTTAGCGTTTACACCGAGCACCTGATAATACTTATCTACAACACCGCCCTGAGCTGACGGTTGAAAACAAACCCTAACCACATCACGAATCTCAACGCCTAGAACAGATGTTTGTACCGCTGAACCTAAAGACTCTAAAGCAACAGTCAACTGATTAGCCCGATACTCTGGCAACCTAAACTCACCTAGAAAAGCGGAAGCAATCTCTGCAGGCTTAGTTGTAGAAGTCGTTAGGTTATCTGTCTGACCGTACCCACGCAAACCATAAAGCAACTGACTAGCAGAATCTTCAACAACAGCTGTAGCGTTGACACCGACAACCTGAACTTTGTTATACAACTGCTCTGAAGCATAAACAACTTCTAGATCAGTAAACGGAATACCTGTACCGTTACCGTAGGCTGTCCCCTGGCTGTTTGAGTCTGCAAAAGTTAGAACTGTAGGGGCAGTAACAGCTGTGGCTACGCTTGTGAGTAAACCTGACTGGCTCGCATAAACATCCCCACTCCAAGCAACTTCATACGCTGTTGAAGCCGAAGAAGTATAAGGGTTATAAGTTCCGTCAAAATAGTTCACGCTAGTACCTGCAGGCTCGACAATAAAACCATCACCATACACAGTGAAACTTGTTCCACCTGTAACGTTAGCGACAAACTGAACTCCGCCCACGCTAGAACCTGCAGCTGTAAGGGATGTCTGATAGTCAACCCATTGTGTTGTTGCTGTAGAAGAAACTGTTATCGCAGTTGAATCAGTTACAGCCCCAGTGTTATCAAGCAGAAACGCACTGATGTTGTATGTACCTGAAACGCCCCTAAGTGAACCTGCAAAAGTGTAGGTCAAACCTGTTTCGTTGTATCTGCCAGGATTGATGTCTTTGTATTCAAATCCAACAATAGAGTCTGCAGGGACATCAGGGTCAACAACAGTTCCACCACGCCACAACTGTCCACCATACAAGCTAGAAATCGCTGTAGTAGGTGAACCTATCAAACTCCAGCCTGTAAACAAGTTATCGTTACTTATAAGCGTGGCTGTGGCAGGGTAAGCAACAAAGTTGTATCGCATACTGTTAGTCCACGCATAGTTAGTGAAACTACGATCCTTTAGCTGCATAACTGCCGAAGCGTTGCTGAAAAAGTCCGCAGGTTCACTTCTAGCCACATTCTGCAAATAACTCAAAACGTTATCTCCAGGGTTGTTTACGTCATAACCGAGCAAAGTCTGCCCACCACGAACGCCACCATACTCCACAGCTGCAAAACCGTTGTAGTTCATCACAGTCTTGATACGGTCAGAAGTGCTCTCAACCTGCCAAGCAGTGCCACCAGTAAAAGAAGCGTTGCTTACCCGATAAATCATGTCTAACGCTGTCAATGTAGCTGTAGCATCAAACCCTGCATCTTCATAGTTGAAGTCCCAGTCTTGAATAAACCCTGTAAACCGTCTAACACCGTTGCTAGAGATACGGATACGCCCTGCAGGTTGAACCAGCGTATAACCACCAGACACATACCATAAAGGGCTAGAAGTGTTTAGTGGGTCGAAGACACGATTATTATTTACAAAAGTAACTGAAACGCTACCTGCACTAAAGTCATCAAGATTACGGTTAATACCACGATTTAGGCTTACATTTTGAACATACTGCGTAACGTCAACATAAGTACTAGATCCAAACTGTAACTCAACAAGGTAGGTAGGTAAAGGCATTTATCAGCCAATTTTCCTTGTTGGTGGATTACTAAGATTAAACGGCAAGCTACCATTCTGTTTTACATACTGACTCAAAGTATTAACAAGAACTTTAGGGTCACCACCCTGAACATTGATAGTCACATTGTTTGTTGTTGAAGTAGTTTTCGGCTGACGTGGCAAGAATGGGTTACTTGCATCATAAGGCAAAGCCATAGATCCTGTAAAAGTAGCAGACACAACATCTACTTTCATGCCCTTAGCAGCTAATCCCGCAGTAAGTGTGTTTTGTGCAGCAGTAGAAGCAGCTAAAGTTGCAGCCGTACTTCCAACAGCAATAGCAGTAACAGGGTTGATTGCACCTGCAACAGGCGGGACACCTGTAGGCGTAACACTTTTACCTGCAATAATGCTCATCGCAGTAACGAGAGAAGCAATAGCCTTACCACCAGAAGCAAGCATCATAATACCTTTTAGAGCAAGCAACGCAGGCAAAGCCTTTACAAGCTCTGTCGCAACATTACCGAAACCCTTCATAGCATCGCCATCACCAAACAAAGCA